TAATATTATGGCCGGCGGAGAAGAACCTCCGCACAAATATGGCAAAGAACATCATAATTCAGTTTTTTCACAAGAGTTAGTAGATAAAATTATTGATGATTTAATTTCTCATAAATATACTCAAAAAGAAATTGAAAAAAAATATAATGTAAATCAACAAATAGTAACTTCTATTAATAGAGGCGTAACTCATCGCAGACCTGGATTAGAATATCCAATTATTAAAACCAGTAAATATCATTGCGACGAAGAAACCTTTAAGCAAATTTGTTATTTATTAAAGTATTCAACTTGTACTTGTGCAGAAATTGCTCAATATTTTGGTTTTAATACCTCTACTATAAAAGCCATAAATGGTGGAAGAAACCACTATGAAGAAACTATAAAATATCCAATTCGTAATTTTAGAGGTCAAGCAGGTTCTCAGTCTGTAGAGGCCATCCTCGCCAAGAGGAGTACAGAGACTATTGATACGTCTCCGGAAATGTAAGTTTGCGTTTTAATAACGTATAAGAAATGGTCCATACTGTATGAAAATACAGAGTAAATGATTTTAATTCAATTGGCGGCACAGCACTTAAGGTCGGCAGCGTAAAAGTTTCTACTATCAACCTCGCGCGAATTGCTTACGAAAATCCTAATGAAAAAGATTACCTTGTTGCTCTTCGCGATATTACTGAATTAGATTGCAAGGTTCTTGATGTAGTAAGACATATTTTAATGCGTAATGTTGAGAAAGGATTACTTCCAAACTTCTCTAAGGGCTTAGTAGACTTTGAACACCTTTATAATACTATCGGCATTATGGGTATATATGAAACTATGAAAACATTTGGCTATACCAAAGAAGATGAGTTCGGTAATACTTACTATACGCCAGAAGCCGATGCTTTCGGCAAGAAAATATTTGAAGTAATTCATAGAACCAAAGACCAATTCGGTCTTGATAAAGATTATAAAATCAATCTTGAAGCAGTTCCCGGCGAAAGTTGCGCCGTTAAGTTCCAAAAGGCTGATGAAATGCTGTATCCAGAGAAAGTCGTAAAAGATCTTCCTCTTTATGGTAATCAGTTTATTCCTCTTGGTATTAAGACAACAATCCAAGAGAGAATAAGAATTGCTTCTTTATATGATAGTTACTGTAATGGCGGCTCTATTGCCCATATTAATATTGATGCCCCATTTGATAGTTTTGAAAAGGCTTGGAAAATGACAGAATATATTGCCGACCAAGGGCTTACATATTTTGCTTTTAATACTAAAATTCAGGCCTGCGAGCATAATCACGCTTTCTTTGGTAAAGTATGCCCTATCTGCGGCGGCCCTGTTGCAACAGAATATACTCGAATTGTTGGGTTTTATACACCAATCAAGACTTGGGGCAAAGAGCGCAAGGCTGAGTATAAGATGCGTGAATGGGAAGATATAAATAAGGAATAATTATGGATTTAATTTATTTAGTAGATGAGGATATGGTAAATTATAAAAAGCCAGCAATGTTTTTAGGCTTTCCTCATTGCACTTGTAAGTGTGATAAGGAGTTTGGTAAAATAGTTTGCCAAAATCATCCACTGCTTAATAGCCCATCAATTACAATTACAAAGGAAGAATTATGCGAGCGTTATTTAAGCAATCCTATAACTTCTTCTATAGTAATTGGTGGGTTGGAACCTTTTGAAGATACTATTGATTTAATTTCTTTTATAAATTGTTTACGCAATAAATATAATTGTGATGATCCGGTAGTAATTTATACTGGCTATACAGAGCAAGAATTGCGAGAAGGATGGCGTGACGGCCAAGATGAAAGCGCTAAACCTATTTTTGCAAGTTATTGGAAATCATTAATTGATTATAAAAATATCGTTATCAAGTTTGGACGTTTTATTCCAGATATGCCGGCTAGATTTGATGAAGTACTTGGCGTAAAGTTAGCATCAGAGAACCAATATGCCAAAGAATATAATTTTGAAGAAAGTCATTAATTTTGACTTTCTTCAAAAAATATTATATAATATAAGAAAAGAATAAAAGGAGTTTTATATATGAATATCTATCTCGCTGGACCAATCTTCTTTTATGCTGACTTACTTCGCAATACAGAGTGGTCTGCTAAGATTAGAGAAGCATTTCCTGGGGCATATCTTTACAATCCGCTTGAAAATACAGATATTAATGGTGTAGAAGGCAAGAAAAAGTTTGCCGGTTCAATGGAAATTGCTAATGGCGATAACATTCGCCTTAATAATACTGATGTTCTAATTGCTTGTATTGATGGCGATGTTCTTCCTTCAGGCACTTGCGCAGAAATTGGAAAGTTCCACGAAAAGATTGAACGTGGTGATGATAAATTTATTGTAGGAATTTGTACTGATACTCGTCAATGCTATCTTACTCACAGCGATGAGAAAGATAATGGAGCAAGAATGAGCCTTGGTGAAGAACAATATTCTTATCAAAATTTATATGTCACTGGTTTAATTAAGCAGGCTGGTGTTTTGGTAAGTAATATTGATGAAGCAATTGAAGCAATTAAAAGGTGGATTAATAATAAATGATTTGTATTTTAAAATATGACCCTAATAAAATTGATTTAAATAGTGTATATGAAAGTTTTAATAATTTACGTAAAAGCCTATCAGAAGGAGATAAAATATATGCCATACCATATGGAATGGATATACTGATGGATGTACCTATTGAAGAAATAATTAAAATACGTAATGAATTAAATGAAATTATTAACGCGAGGACTTATTAATGATTTATGATGTAGAAGATAAACTTCCAAAAGGGAAGTTGGTAATATTCGCTATTCAGATGCTACTGTCTGTTTTTGTAGCAACAACCTTAATCGCTAATATTTGCGGCGTTGATGTTGGCGCAGCACTTGTCGGCGCTGGCCTTTCAACTTTAGCCTATATTTTTGTAACTCGCGGTAAGTCCCCGATGTTTATGTCTAACTCTGGAGCATTTGTGGCACCTGTATTATTCGCCTTGGGCGCGGCAGGCTATCAAGGAGTTATGCTTGGCGGCTTTATTACATTTTTAGTATATGGCGCTCTTGGCGTAATTTTTACAAAGATTTCTGCTGATAAGATTTATAAGTTTATGCCGCCGGCACTTATTGGCGCAGTAACAATGGTTATCGGCATTAATCTTATGGGCTTTATTCCAACTTACGTTCAGATTAATGGACAAGATACTCAATGGGGAGTTATTATTGCTCTATTTACCGCCATTGTAATTGCTTTAATTTCTCATTATGCTAAAGGCTTAATGAAAATTCTTCCATTCCTTTTAGGTATTCTTGCTGGGTATGCTTTTGCGGCAATTTTAACAATTACTGGTGTTTATCATATCATCAATTTTGAGATGTTTGAAGATATGACCTTGTTAAACTTCCCGCAGTTTGCTTTTACTAAATGGACTGCTTTCCCAGCCGGCACTATTCTTCCAATTATTATTACTTATGTAGCATATACATTATCTGCTGCTTGCGAGTGTTTAAGCGATCACGCCGCACTTGGTGGCATTATTGGAAGAGATTTATATAAAAATCCCGGCCTTAACAAAATTTTCTTAGGTGAAGGCACTGCGAATTTAGTAGGATCTGCGGTTGGCGGCCTTGGTATTTGTTCTTATGGTGAAGGAGTTGCCTGCGTAGGATTTAGCCGAGTTGCAGCAGTCCGTGTAACCGCCTTGGCGGCAATCTTCTTAGCAATCCTCGGCTTTATCGGTCCGGTTCAAGTATTTATTGCTTCAATTCCCGCTTGTGTATTTGGTGGCGCCGCCGTCATTCTGTATGGCTTTATCGCCGCGTCCGGCGTTCGTATGCTCCAAAAGGTAGATCTAAATCAGCAAAAATCGCTGATTATTGTTTCTTCTGTTCTCTCTCTTGGAGTTAGCGGCATTGTATTAGGTGGTACAACTCTTTCTTTTACGACAACTGCTCTTGCTCTTATTATGGGAATTATCCTTAATCTTATTTTAAAAGAGAAAAAAGAAAATGGCAACATTGAGAATTAACACATTAAATAAATATGATAAATCCATTGATGAATTACTCAAAGGGCTTGATAATGAAGAAAATGATGCGTTGGTTTGTAATAATGAATATTTTGATTTAATTTTTGTTGGATTAACGCAAGAAGAAAAAGAAGCATTAAAAGCAGATATTAAAGAAGCAATTAGGGCTTATAAATATATGCAAGAGCATGGGACTTACAATGATTATAAGCCCGAGTATTTTAATCCTTGGTGGAAGGTAAAAGTAAATGATAACAGTTAAAAATTATGAAACTTTAATTCGTTTGCCTTCTACGCCGCAAGATGAAGAATATGCGGTTTGTACAGAAGATAGAACTGTTTATAAATATTTGAATAATGAATGGCATAAAATAGATGCGTCAGATACGAAATTAAATATTAATCTCTATGAATTAAATAAAACATTTTATAATTCAATGCCAGAACTTACTTTCAATGAACTTAAAAATAAACAAAAAGAAATTGCAGAATGGGTTCATAGGGCTGGCGACACTTATTTTATGTTATTAAATCGCGAGCGCGCAGATTATACAGTATTTCATATCAATAAGAGTATTTATATAAAAAGTATTGATAAAGAAGTTGTTGATATTGTTTGCTCTCGCGGAAAAATTAAATCTATTGAAATTAATGACAAAGAACTTTGGATACAATTTTGGATTGAAGATAAGGATAAAAATGTATTTATGTATGCGTTTTTCCCTTATGATAGTGGGGTAATAGAATGCACAACAAATTAATGTATTGTAAAATTGCTATGTTTAGTAGAGATGCTAATTTCCTTTTAGAAGAAAATGGTGAATATACTGAACTTAAAGAAAAAATTTCTGTAAAAGAATTAGGAGAAAAATTGCCAGCCCTAATGAAGCAGTATGGCGTAACTAAAGTGCGACTTGTGGGCAATCATCAATTTGCTAAAGGAATAGCAGAGAAAATTAAAAAAGCAAATCTTGAATTTAGTAATCTTGAAATTGAGGTAGTTTAAATGAGATATTTATTAAAAGCCGTTGATACATATAGAGTAGCAAATCTTGAAGAAGTTGATAGACTACATGAAGAACTGCTTGCCGATCGCACTTTTGAACTTGTTGCTTTTAGTTATAAGCACAAAGAAATTAAGGCCAAGGGCGAAGTTGTTGAAGAGTATGAGGTCGTGACCGCCACAAAAGTCTTTACAGAGGAGAAAGAACCCGACTATCAGTTTGAAGTTGAGTATCATGAAGTGTAATGGGCGCTAAATTCGAAGTTGCTTTAAGATTTAAAGGACAAGATATTGATATGCCAAAGCGGGCAACCGCTAATAGCGCAGGATATGACTTGTATGTTGCTGAAGATACAACAATTAAACCATTGCTTAATGTTAATTGGGCTGTAAATGAAATAATAAATAAATTTAATCAGGGTGAAATACCAGCCCTTGATTTGGATGAAACAGCATCAAATATTAAAGCCTATGATATGAGGCCAACCCTTGTATCGACTGGCGTTAAGTGTAAACTTGACCCTGGCACATATCTCGAAGTATCTGTGCGTAGTAGCACACCGTTAAAATATCTGCTTCTACTTGCTAATGGAGTAGGTATTATTGATGCAGACTACTATGGCAACCCCGACAACGATGGAGAAATCTTTTTACAATTAATCAATCTGGGACCTAACCCAGTTATATTAAGAAAAGGAGATAGGATCGGACAAGGTATTATTAAACCTTATCTGACTACTGAAGATGATGCTGCTGAAGGCGACAGAAAGGGTGGTTTCGGCTCGACATCTTCTAATTAAAATATGAAGATATTATTTTTAGACCTTTCAACTCACTCAACTGGCTGGGCTGTTGCTAATCAGTAGGGTGAGTTGATAGACTATGGATGCATTAAGTCTGACGATCCTGACCTCTTAACACGCATTTAGGTCATGCGGTAGGGCATCCAAGAGGTTGGTATAAAACATCCTTCTATTAAAAAAGTAGTATTAGAAGAAGTGCGCGCAGACTATAAAAACGCAATTACTTATAAGGCGCTGAATTGGTGTCAAGGAATTGTGCTTTTTTCATTGTGGCGGCAAATCTCCGGCCTAGAATATGAGTTTATTCAACCTTCCTCTTGGCGTAGTAAGATTGGTATTAAAACTGGCCGCGGCATAAAGCGTTCTGAATTGAAAAAAGCGGATGTTGCTTATGTAGCAGAAAAGTATGGCATAAAGGTTAATGATGATATTGCCGACGCCATAGGAATTAAAGACTCATATTTTATAAAAAATAAAGAAAAAGATTGCGCCTGGTGAGGACAAAAACAAATAAGGCAAAGATTATACTTTTTAATATAATATGGGGTAAGAAATAAATTACCTCTATTATTATTAAGGGGAATGTCAATGCTGGACTTTATTGTAAAATATTGGGTGGAGTTTGCCTTGGGCATAATTGCCACCGGTCTTGGCGTTGCTTGTAAAAGGATATTTAGCCTCTATAAAAAGGAAAAAGAGCATGAAAAAACTGAGGAAAAAAATCAATTGCTAGAAGAAATGAAAGATATGATGACTTCTTGTCAACTTGATTTAATAAATAAGATTTTACCTCACGAAGCCGCTCTTAAAGAAGAGGATAAAAAACTTAATCAAGATATAACGCGTCTCAATGAGAATGTGGATATTTTGAAGGGTGGAATGCTATCTTTACAAGGGCGCGAATTTAAACAAGATTGCCGAGAATTATTAAAAGAAGATCATGTGATTACTCTTATAGAATATGAAACTATTGTTGATGAACACAAAGTTTACAATTCATTAGGCGGAAATCACCGCGGAGATGCTCTTTTTGCCGCAGTTCAACAAAAATACAATAATTCATTATAAAAAAAAATAAGGGGAGAACCTATTACTTATTTAGTAAAGGTTCTCCCCTTATTTTTGTTTTAGCCTAAAAGTTTCTGAGTATTAACTTCAGCCTCAATCTTAATCTGCATATAAGCCATTAAATCGCCGTATATTTCAGTTAAGTAAGACTTTGCTTCGTCAGATAATAATTCTAAAATAGCATTTTTTGTCATTTCAAAGGCTACTTTTTGTGCTTCTATTGTAAATGAGCCTTCTTTCTTTAAGGCTTCTACATAAGTTTGATTTGTAGCAATTACACAATCGCAGACTGTTTTGTTAAACATATCTACGTATTTCTGTAAAGTTTCATTGTCAGTGCGGGCTTTTAATTCACTGATTTTAGAATTAATAAACTTAACTAAAGTGTTGGTTAAAATACCTAAAATAGGAATTAAACAGGCTTCCGCAATCTTTAATAATAAATCAGTCCATTCATTCATTTAATCATAAACTCCTTTATGATTCAGTTTGATCATCAAAATATTGAAGATAGATTTGTCCTTTTGGAATTTGGGTATCTAAGCTAGAGTAATGTGTACTTGGCTCTTCTGTTCCATAATTATAATCTCCAAGAACAATTTTTGCTTTCACGTCTTTGGAAATATCTTCACCGTTCATATCAATAGGGTCTTTACCAAAACCAATAGGACCATTAGTAAAGTCATTTTTACGCTTTAAGAAAATATCGTCGGCGGTTCCATCATCTGACTTCGGATTGATAGGTGCGCTTGGATCTTCTTCGTGAGTTAAAACCAACATCCAAGGGCCCCATTTCCAAGTTCCATCTTCTAATTTTCCACGTCTATACCATCTATGGCCACTAGCCTATTGAATAAAATCTTGCCAACGTCCTGTATTTGCTTCTAATACTCTCGATA